ACAACCACAACTATTAGTGGACATAGGATTTTTGACACTGAGAAAAGACCCACCTAGTTCTTGAACATAGTCTATTTCACTGCCCAAAACATACATCTCAGCAACTGGGTCTATGACCAGAACACCCTCTATGGGATCAGACCATTCAATATCCGAGGACTGACTGTATTTTAATCCCCACACATATTGAAAACCAGAGCAACCACCACCTGTTACTGAGAGGGTTACGTAGTCACCATTGAGAACTACTGATTTCATGTACTGTTTTGCCTTACTTGTGAGTGATACCATAGTAGTATTTAGTTGCGGAACTTTTCAATAAAGGTGCTAAAAAACATGGAGTTGTTGTGGTCTTACTCTGCTACTCATCGATCTTTTCTCTGAGCACCTCCCAGTATTATACCGAGATAATCGAATAATCGAAATCCTACCCTCGATATGTTGCTTTCCCTGGTTAGCCCCTTTTCGGTTCTCTAAGACACTAGTTCTGGTGTGCATTCTTTGTGTATTCTCATTCAACACTATAGTATATCAGAGGCATTCTGTCAAGCGCTTCCAGGGGTGCCTAATGTTAAAAAGGGACTTGACAAGGGTGTTTTTTTGTGCTATATTATCTATGTTGTGTTGCATATAAATCACACATGAAAAAAAGACAGATATTGATGTCGATTTCTCTTGACAATCCCCTCTGAGTGGTGTATACTGTAAGTATAGAGTGAGAAAGAGAGAGAAATAAAAGACATGACGAATTAGAGTTAACCCCATAGACACCGTGTGTTACCCACTTGATCGGGTTCTAGGCATAGTCCGTTGGCACACTAGGGGGTCGGATGTAAAATAGGTCAAGGACAGGGTTGCTCCCCTCCAAGGTGTAGAGCCTAATTTCCCTGTCATGAATCGGAATTAATATTGAGAGTGTCCCGAATGGTCTTTCGTAAAATGATGAAGTTCAGTGTGGACCGACACTCTCCCTCTCCGTATCTAACAGACAGTGGGTCAAAAGTTTATGCATAGGTTCCATCAATCTATAAATGCAATAAGTATCCAAAGAGAAATTTCAAAGGTGATACTCCCCCCATACCCCATTTTTTTACTGACACTTAACTGGATATTTAAAAACGAAACCTAAATAAAAACATTATGACAACACTTTATTTTTTAACAGTACTAATAACATTAATTGGTCCCATTCCGACAGGATGGATTCAATATACAGATGCATATACAAGTCAATCTCTCTGCCAAAAGAAGATTGCTTTAATGGAACCTCAGATGCGTATACAGATACAGGCAAGGTTCCCGAAGACACTTGTCAGCATAGGTGAGTTTGAATGTACGACTAGGGAAGAAGTTATTAAAAGAAATACGGAACTAGGTCATTGATATTTGACATTTATATTCTTATTATAATGTTCTTTTTATATTGCTACACTATTTGGTACTGCATGAAATGAATGCTTGACAAACCTTTTATAATAGTGTATAGTACTACTATTAACATTGCAATGCGAAAGGATATATTATGACATGCAATATAAATGATCTGATTGAATACTCCGTGGAACCTTCTGTTCTGCGTGTGGGAAAAATCACCGAAGTTTCCTCTGATATGGATTCGTATGAAGATATGAAACTGAAGGATGGAGTTCCTCTGTACTATTCCAAGAAGTTAAAGAAGTACGTACCTGTAAAGGAAAAGAATATTGGTACAGTATTTCTCGGAGTTTCTTCCAAGGATGGTAAGAGAAATGATTACATTTATTTTAAGGAAATCTTGAAATGCCTGTAGAAGATAAAGAGTTACAGGAAATATCACAGAAATTGTGGGATATTGTCAATGATCATGTTGGTCCTCAAGATCCGTCTCAATTGCTTGCTACTTCTGGTATGATGATGAAAGTAGCAATGGAATTGTATACTGTTATTCTTTCTGATGAAGAGATAGAGAATTTGCTGGATCATATCGTAAAAACCGCACTTCCTGAAAATCGGGCGAAGATGTCTCAGAAAATTGGGGAGAGGACTCTTCATTAATGTCTGCTCTTAAAGATCTAGCAGAAATGATGGCAACTCCTATGAAAACCGCATTACGGAACCATCCTGATGCGATAGCATTTACGAGTATAGTCCCTGTTGTAACAAAGGAAGACTGTCTTGCTCGTATGTCTAACCAGCATATCAAATCCATTATATTAGAGAATGGAGATACCCAAAATCGTAGAACTAATGTCAAGGCATCTATGACTAGTTGGTGGATGCATAAAAATGAAACTATCTTTGCCGAACTTTGTACACAGGCAATAGAACTGGCAGAAAAGAACGGTCCTCATAAAATAGGAATGGAAACCTCTGAATGTTGGGGTGCTGTGTATAAAGAAGGTGATTTTACACAGACGCATGACCACTGGCCGAACATATGGAGTTGGGTGTATAATGTAGAGAGTTGTTCTGAATGTTCTCCCCTAATGTTCAAGACTCAATATCACACTCATGAGATTCCACCAAAAGAAGGAAATATGATATTGTTTCCTGCATGGATATTACATTCTGTGCCTACTCAGACTTGTAAACATGATAGAATCGTAGTTGCTGGAAATATAAAGACTAAATAGAATTTACCATGATCAACATAGAAACAATTAGATATAGAATTGTTGCTAGGGAAGTGTTAGTGGAAAATCTTACTCAAGACGAAGCAATGATCGTCATGGCGACATACGAAGATCAAGGAAAAGATGGTCTTGTTATGGAAGAGTATGATCCCCAAGCAAAACGATACGGACGTGATCCAGACTTACATTAAACCTTATAAATAATCGTATAATACTGTGATTATTTTTAGGGGAGAAGTATGTCCGATTTTATGGGCAAAGATGGGTTCGTTTGGTTCGTAGGTGTCGTAGAAGATAGAGATGATCCTGAGAGATTGGGACGTGTTCGTGTACGATGCCTTGGATTACATACCGAGAATAAATCTAAAATAGAAACTGAAGATCTGCCGTGGGCAACTGTAATGTCACCTACGGATACTCCTTCTATGAATGGACTAGGAAATACACCTCCATTTATAGTAGAAGGTAGTTGGGTCTTGGGTTTCTTTAGAGATGTAAACGATCTTCAGCAACCTGTTGTTCTGGGAACCCTGCCAGGATATAATACCGAAAAACCAAACCCCAGTAAAGGATTTAACGATCCAAATGGTGTGTATCCTAAAACGGATGGGGATTCGGATGTAAGTCTTCTTGCAAGAGGGGCATTGTCAAAGTTTCATCCTTCAAGAATCAAACGAGAACAAATGAGAAATAAAAAGTTCTCTTTGACAACTGCTGAAGGAGTATTGGATTTAAATGGAACCTCAGTTCCTACTGCAACGAAACCTAACCTCAAAACCGTAAGTGATACTTTAAAAACAGATGACTCCCGTGTTAACTGGGAAGAACCAGAACCAGCAGGGGGTACAATCCCTCGGTATCCTTATAACCATACTCATGAAAGTGAAATAGGACATGTTCATGAAATAGATGATACTCCCGGCGCACCTAGACTACTTAAACAGCATGTGTTAGGAACTTTCGAAGAAATCCACCCAGATGGATCGAAGGTAACAAAAGTGGTCAAAGATAATTATGAAATAGTTTTTGGGGATTCCAATATCTATATTATTGGTGATGTAAACCTTACTACTAAAGGAACCATGAAACATCTTGTGCAGGGAGATTATATATTAGAAGTTAAGGGAGACTATACACAGAAGATACATAAAAACCATTATATGAAAGTTGGGGCAAGAGGAATAGAAAGAAAACTTGATGAAGGTGGAAATGTATTGACCGAAGGTGGTGGAGGTAATCGTGAAGAGGAAATTGTAGGTAGTCATGCTATCAGTATAGCAAATGCTGTCAACTATACAACAGGGACAGCACCAACAGGACCAAAGGAAGTAAGACATACTATTGGAGGGAATGTTACAAAAATATTATCAGGTACTGATACAAAGCAAGTAAATGGGGGAAATTCGTTTATTGATATAACCGCCGGAGATATGGTGCGAAAGGTTAATGGAAACGTAATAGTGAGCACTACAAATCCAGGTACTGGTCCTGCTCCCGATTTTAGACAACAAGGTCAGATTACAATTGCCGCCGCAAATAAAATGAACTTGAAATCAGCAACAAGTATGAATCTCCAAACAGATTTTGACGGATTGAATATTACTGTTGCTGGTGTTGAATTGGATAATAATGATCTTACCACACCACTCGATCCAGAAGTTGGTTCCATATTTAATTTGACTGTTGCTGGTGCCGCCAACTGGAATAACACTGGTGCGGTTACAGAAACTTTTAGTAATGTATTAGACGTGAATGTTACGGGCAAGGTTACAGAAATTTTTCTTGCAAGTCAGAAAACAGATATTACGGGTGCTCTTGATTTGGATACTAGTGCTGGTATGGATATTGATGCTGGAGCAAATATTGATATAGATTCTACAGCAAATATCAATTTGAATGAAGGTAGTTAAAGTGGCAGAATTTGTATTTCAAATAGATGGTCAGTTGGTTACTATCACGAAATGGGAAGATGTGCCAGAAGAGTTTGATCATCTAATTAAATTTATACCAGACCCTATACCAGAAGAGCACACAGAAGAAGATCATGAACAAATGGCCTTATGGAATGAAAGGTTACAGCAATTAATGGAGAAAGAACGTGCCAGCAGCGACTAGAATTACAGATGCAGATGTTCCTCATTGTTCTGGGATGACTAGAGCAGTTGGTTCACCTAACGTATTTGTAAACGGCCTTGCGTGGAGTAGGCAAAGTGATATCAATACACCACACTTAGTTCCACCAGCAGTGTGTCCTACACATACCGCTGGTATTGCTACAGGTTCCTCTACAGTATTTGTAAATGGTTTAGGTGCTGGCAGAATTGGGGATGCAATTTCTGGATGTACGTCAGTTGCCGCCGGCAGTCCCAATGTATTTGCAGGAGGTTAGGAATGGCATTTCCAAAAATAACACCAGAATTTAAACTTCCTAATCTTTGTGGAGCAAAGGCAGGATTTAATGATATTCAAAAACAGTTAACTGCTTCTCTTGATAATTTAAATTTAAATATTGAATTACCAGCAACTGATATTGTTGACAAAGCAAAAGAAGATTTAAAAGCCGCAATTGGTGAATTAGATAAATTAAAAATGCCAGAATTACCTTCACTACCAGATGTATCTTTAAGTGCTGAATTAACTAGTCTAGCAAGCATTGCTACAGATTCTGTATCTGGTCTTGCACAATTTACTGCAAAGAAATTAGAACTTGATGCTTCATTTGGATCAGCTCTTGCTGGAATAGGAAAAGACTTTAATACATTAGTAAGTGATGTTAAAGGTGGTATCCCTTCTTGTGATTGTTCCCCAAACATGATCATACCCGCTGCAGGAGGAACTGCACAAGAGAAACCAGCAAATACTATTACTGCTGATGAAGCGCCATCAGGAGAAGCACCAGCAAAACCCGAAGATAATAAAGCAGATGTTTCTGCTTCATTTGCATCTTTAACATCACAGACATCATCTTTCTTTGGAGCCGCAAGTACATTTATTGCAAAGATGGCAAAAGGAGAGACAGTTTCAGAGGGGTTAAAAATAACACCTGAACAAAGATTAAATGCTTCTAAAGCAGATGCAAGATTATCAATACAATCTATCTTGGGAGGAGTTACAGCTAGTCCTGGAAATTTTAGTCAAATATTGAATGGGGGATCTTTAAATTTTTTAGAAACCGCTGCAAATACAAGTGGTGATGGTAATAATTTATCAGACGAGGAAGTGTTTAGAAATTCTACTGCAAGAAGCATTATGAAATTACATGCAGATGCTACAGCAAAACTTAACATATTATTTACAATGCTGAAAACTTCCCGAAGGCCATTCCCACATAATTCGGCAGTCAATCCTGAAACGGGCGAAGCAGATGGTAAGTTTGTATATGTAAACTCTCCTGATAAATTTCCAACTGAACCAGACGAAGATGGACGTAAAATATTACCCGAAATATCTTGGATTAATATTTGGAATAAAAGAGATGAGTTACAAGCATTTATGAATAATGAAAAAGTTTATCATGGTAATGATCTTGCCAATGAAGAATTGAATTATGATATAAAACCTCTTCAACAATCTTCTGCAAAGGTTATAAAGGATGCGGAATCGTTGATTAAAATATTCAAAGAGAAATTTATAAACGCTAACAACAAAGGGAAAATGACGGGCGAGACGATTAGCACTTGATAAAAAAACTGAACGTGATTGTAAGACATTGAACGAGAAAGGAGTCAGTACAAACTAAGGAGATAATCATGGTGGCGGAGATCATTGCAGGAATAACTCTTTGTAATAGTGCCTTTAAAGCAATTAAGGAGGGCATTAATAATTGCAAAGAGGTAAGTCAACTAGCAGGATCAATAGATCAATTGATTGATGGTAAAGCTCAAGTAGATAATGCGGCGAAACCATCAAGCAGAATTGCTAGTAAGTGGGGGCGAATGATGGGTGCGAAAGGAATTGATAATGAAGGGTCATTATCTATCGGTTCAATCGCACAGGAGAAAATAAATCAGAAACTTGCCGAAGAAGAGTTGAAAAAAGTTAGATTTATGGTGAACCGGCGATTTGGTTTAGGTACATGGGAAGATATTATGATGGAACGTCAGGAAAGACTTGATAAAGCAAAGACTAGACAACAAAAAGAAAGAGAAAAAAAGAAAGAACAAATAGACAAATGGTTTGAGTATACCAAAAACGGTATAATAACAGTCCTAGTTGTACTAGGCATGTTTATTATGTTTATGTTCTATACAGAGAAATGGACATTATAGGAGAAATATAGAATGTCAAGCGTGAATAAAAAAATATGTAATTCAATTAAAAGAAAAAGAACTTCCATGCAAAAGGCATTGCATAAAATGAATGCTTGGACAAAAGGGAAGAAGGTATTTCTTACTATTGAAAATCCAGTTAAGAGTGAGACTGCAAAACCATTCATTCGTGTTCCAGCAGAACATGTCTGGAGAAAATATGAACCTTATAGAATGAAACAGACCGCAGATTGAAGTTATAGTTATAAATAAAGGAACAGGAGTTTAATATGGTAGGAACACCCACCTCTTTAGAAGCATTTAATGATGCACAAGGGCAAAATGATATTGCTCGCAATGTTCGTCAATGGAGAGACTTGGATCTTTTCTTTCAAAGGAAACCATCGACTTCTGATATTAATAAAGTAACAGATGTTCAAGCAGTTAAACGATCTATACGTAATCTTGTTTTGCTTAATCATTATGAAAAACCTTTCCATCCAGAAATAGGTTCTGGAGTTAGAGATATGTTGTTTGAACTTATGACCCCTATCACTGCTGTTATTATTACTAGACATATAGAGGATGTTATAGAAAATTTTGAACCGAGAGCAAGACTTGTAGGGGTTAGAGCACAACCAGATTTGGATCGTAATATATATGAATGCACTATAGAATTTTATGTGGTTAATGTTCCAACTGAATTAGTAACACTAGATCTTATGTTAGAGAGAGTACGATAATGGCCACACAATCCCGACGATTAGATATTACAGAATTTGATTTTGATGACGTTAAAGATAATTTAAAAACTTTCCTTAGAGCACAGACTGAATTTACTGATTATGATTTTGAAGGTTCTGGTATAAACATTCTGCTGGATTTGCTTGCCTATAATACACACTACCTTGGTTTTAATTCGAACATGCTTGCTAATGAAATGTTTATTGACACAGCAGCTATAAGATCTAGTATAGTTTCTCACGCAAAGACTTTGGGATATGAAGTTGGTTCTGCAACAGCACCAAAGGCAACAGTGAATGTAACAATGAACAATGCTTCTACTTCTACTAGAACAATTGTTGCAGGAACTACATTTTCTACTTCAGTAGATGGAACTAATTTTCAATTTGTTACTGTCTCGGATATAACAGCAAACAAATCTGCACTGGATATTATTTTTAATAATGTGGAGATATTTGAGGGTACTTTTGTTACACAAAGATATACAGTAGATAGTTCTGATGCAGATCAAAGATTTGTAGTTAATGATAATCGTATCGATATTAGTACTTTATCTGTTATTGTTCAAAATTCTGTATCTGATACGACAACTTCTACATATACAAAGGCAACTGATATTACTCAATTGACAGGGGATAGTTCTGTTTTCTTTTTACAAGAAGTAGAGTCAGGTAAGTTTGAAGTATATTTTGGTGACGGTATTGTTAGTAAGGCACTGTCAGATGGTAATATAGTTTTACTAACTTTTGTCGCAACAAATAAATCACTTGCTAATGGTGCTTCAACATTTACGAATACTGGTGCGATAGATGGTGAAGCAGACATTACAGTTACGACTGTAAGTAGTGCTGATGGTGGAGGTGAAAGAGAAAATCTTTCTTCTATAAAACTTAATGCTCCATTAGACTTTTCGGCACAAGGAAGATGTGTTACTGTAAATGACTACAAAGTGTTTGCTAGAAAACTATTTCCTCAAACAAAATCAGTGAATGTCTTTGGTGGTGAAGATGGTTCGTTTGATTCTAGTCTTGGTGTAGTTGAGACACAAGAGTTTGGAAAGGTTTTTATATCTATTAAATCTTCTACTGGTAATAATCTTACTCAAACCCAAAAGGATGATCTTATTATAGATCTTAGAAAATTTAATGTAGCATCTATTACTCCTGTTATTATCGATCCACAAACAACTTTTCTTATTCTTCAAGTAGTGTTTAAATTTAATTCTAGTACAACAACAAAAACAAAAGAAACATTAGTTACAGATGTAACCTCTGTTCTTCAAACATATAATTCTAATACTTTGACAGAGTTTAATAATACTTTTAGACATTCAGAAATTACTGGACTTATTGATGACGTTGATTCTGCTATATTAAGTAATATCACTAATGTTACTATGGCACAGATATTTGAACCTACTTTAGATACAGCACAAGGATATAATTTATTTTTTAATAATCCTTTTCATCATCCAGTAGCAGGGCATAACGCTTTGAATGGTGGCATCCTTGCTTCAACAGGATTTAAGGTTAGTGGGGATACTGAAAATGTACAATTTTTTGATGATGATGGTGAGGGAAATATGAGAATGTTCTATTTGGTAGGGTCTACTAGAACATATACAGACCTGACAGCAGGGACCGTTGATTATACTATAGGAAGTGTTAAAATAAATTCTATAAAATTAACATCAGTAGAAGATGTTGATGGTGTAACTTCTACAAAGATTAGAATAACATGTGTTCCTGATTCTAAAGATATTAGAGCAGTTAGAAATCAGATACTGGAAATAGATTTTATAAACACAACAGTTACAGGACAGGTGGATACAATCGCTGCTGGAGTTCCAGGTGCGGCGTCTACTTATGTAACAACTGGGGCAGTACCAGAAACATCGAGTTTTTAAAAAATGGCACCCTTTGATGGAAAATTAACTACAAAGATTTCTCCTTTGATAGAAGGGCAAGTCCCTGATTTTGTCCAAGCAGACCACCCGAAGTTTGTTTCTTTTGTTAAGAGTTTTTATCAATTCCTAGAAGCAGCGGAATTGATTGTGACTGTTACTATTGACAGCATACGACAAGAAACAGTTTCCACAAATTTTATTTTATCAGAAGGTGATGTCCCTGTAAAGATTAATACAGAAACAGGGACAGGAACCACTGGTAAGTTTGTAGCAAATGAAACTATAACTGGTTCTACATCTAAAGCAACCGCAACAGTTCTTGTAGATGATCTAGGTAATAAAAGACTTTTCGTATCTTCCCAACAAAAATTTGAGATAGGTGAAACCATAACAGGTTCTACTTCCGATGCAACAGCAACGATAGATTCATATCGTGCAAATCCTGTTCAGAATATGCAACAACTTTTGGAGTATACAAATACAGATAATACTACTACTGTATTTTTGGATGAGATGTTTAATATGTTTTTGGAATCAATTCCAAAGACCCTTGCATCAGGAGTTTCGAAACGTAATCTTATTAAGAATATTAAGGATCTATATGCTTCAAAAGGAACGTCTGAAGCACATAAACTTTTTTTAAGAATTCTTTTTGATGAGGAAGCAGAGGTTGTATATCCAAACAAATTTATGTTACGTGTTTCCAAGGGTAATTGGAGTCAACCTACTATTATGAGAGTCGCTGCTGTTAGTGGATCTGATGCAACTGATATTGTAGGACAAACTATAACAGGAAGTTCTTCTGGGACAACCAGTGTTGTTCTTAACTCTACAGTTTTCTTTCAAGGGAATGTTTCTATTTCTGAGTTGGAAATAGATCCTAAAGAAACTGTTGGCACATTTCAAACAGGGGAAACCATAACAGCAACATCTAATACACAAGATGTTACAATGTCATTTGTTATAAAATCATTTTTGTCGGGATCGACTATCACGAAAGTGGGGGCTCACTATTCTGTTAGTGATCCTGTTACTATTGATCCTACTGTGGGTAATAATTTCGCAGCGGCAGAGGTTAGTGAGATATCTTCTGGAGGTGTAACTGGATTTATTATTGATGACATAGGTTCTTTATATAGAGTTGGTGATCCTTTAGTCTTTACTCCTGATGCATCAGATACTACTGTAGAATCTGCCAAAGGATTTGTTGGTGTTATTGATGGCAGTATTTTATTGGAAGATACTGATAATAATGACGATTTTCTTATACAGGAACCAGATACAAATCAGAGTATTGTTAATTTTACTTTGGTTTTGGAAGGAACTGATGACTCAAGAAGTAATGCTGGAGATCAAATATTAATAGATGGTACAAATGGCAGTGCGTTGGATGCTGGTTATTATTTTCTTACAGAACAAACAACAAGACAGCAGGATATTACAGGTACAGATAATGACAGATTTCAAATAGAAGCTGGAGCAGCTGATACTGAAGGTTCTATTTCTAGAATAATCATTACCGATTCTGGGGGTGGATATACAAAATTACCTACAATTTCTATTACAAGTACTGCTGGAACAGGTGGACTTGTTACAGCAACATCTAATACTATAGGACAGATAACAGCTGTAAAAATAATCGATGGGGGATTTAATTATAATTCTGATCCAGTAGGAACATTTGATACTAAGCTTATAGTAAAGGATGTTACTGGTTCTTTTTTACCAGGAAGTCCCTTTACAACTACTGGTCATGTAGGTACTGTGAAGGCTTATGATGATGATACTAAATTATTAACAGCATCATTAGAGAATAGAGAAAGAATAGAATTTGAAACCATTGGTGCAGATGTAACACAAGAGTTTGAATTAGAATCTCCTAGTATCACAGGAAAATTTATACAATTAGATAATACTTTAACCGATCAAGGTGGGAGTATAGCATTAGAAGATGGTAGTGGTAATTTAATTTCTGATGCCCTAGAAACATATATCGATCAAATAGAGGTTGAACAAATTACGAGAGCTTTGCTAGGCACGACTATGAACCAATTTGTTCAACTTGAAAATGAACAAACAAAAAGTGGTGCTCTGTTGGGAGATGAAAGTCGTTTATTATTAGATCGAACTGACAGTGGTGGCACAGATGCTGGAGATGACCTTTTATTTGAAGATGAAAAACCTTATCCTGATGTTCAGATAATTAGAGATAAATTTCAGTTAAATGGATCAGGTAGACAGAGATTTACTGTTAGAGGATGGATTACAGATGATGGGACAAATGATCCACGAACCGATACTACTTTCGAAGATGGTGGATTTAGATCAGTAGATGCCGAAGCAAATATTCTCTTGGAAGATGCAGTAGCAGATGCTACAGTCAACACAAAAGAATTTTTGTTGATGGAAAATCATTTTAGTAATAGTAACGATGCTGGAGATTATGAATTTACAGAACAGGTAACGATTAAGCATGATAATCCCACTGTAGGAGCTACCGTATCTGCTCCTAGAATTATGGGAGAAGCATACGAACCTCTTATATTGGAAACGAGTTTATTAGATGCTCCCACAATTGGAGACAGTACCAATATAGTATTAGATAATCATATCAATGTTGGTATAGATTCTGTTCTTCGACTTTTATTAGAAGATGGTGGTTATGTAATAGATGAAGAATTTGGTATTAATCTTAAACAAGAGTCTGGATTAAATTTTGGTGATTTTCCAGATATTCTTGGTGATTCTATTATTGATGAAGGAGAAGTTGTAACTTTAGGTTATGCTTTATTAGATGGGACAGATTCTAGTAGTGATAATGCAGGATCATATTTGATAAGTGAAAGTGACCCTGATATTAAAAATAATGTAATATCAGATGCTGGAGGTGCCAGTGCAACTATTGTAAATCAGTATAATGCAAAAGTAACAATGAATGCTAATATTACTTCAGAAAAAGAGGGATTTTATAAAAATACTGATCATCATATTAGTGACGGGGTTATTAGATTACAAGACTCTTTCTTTTATCAGGACTTTTCATATGAAATTAAATTAGGACAATCAGTCGGTACTTATATTACAGAGTTAAAAAAAGCAACCCATCCAGTAGGGTTCGCTGCCTTTGGTAAGGTTACTATGGCATCTTCCATTGCCGCCAATATTCAAATACCAACTGCTGGAGATGTAGTAGATTATACTGGTGATACGGAACGATTCTCTCCTGAACTTGCTTCCTTTTTGGAAGGAATTTTTCAGATACAGATACAACGAAGATTGGGCATTCCAAATCCAACTTTACAAGAGAGAACTGGGTTGTTCCAGAGAATGTTATTGGAATCTCCTTATCTTATCAGATTTGAAGATGACAGTGGATATGAATTATTAGATGGCACAGACGGTAGCAGTACAAATGCTGGAAGTTTTATACTTGGAGATGAAACATTAGTTGATGAGCATATTATAACAGATAATACCTCTCAAAGAATTTCATCAGAAGAAGCACCTCTCGCACCAACAGGGAATAGAGATGTATCTCTTTTACAAAAAGTAACATTAACCATGAAACTTCCAGAGGTTACTTGGCCAGTTAAAGGAGGGTCAAGATCAGGATTACCACTCTTTGCTGAAACTCAGGTTATTGCTAATGGATTTGAACTTGAAGATGGAACCGTATTTACCAGACCAACTATATCACGGAGTGTTATTATAGCAAACGGAATTGTACAAGATTCAGGATCTATAGGTGATATTGGTGAAGCATTAGAGTTAGAAGATGCGTCTGATGCAGATTTTGGGAGTGGTTTAACTTTTGATGATATACAATTTAGATCTAATGATTTATTTGCATTGGAACAGACAACAACATTTAATGATATAGTTTCTTTAGAAAATGCTACAGATACTCAAGTAGATGTCAACACACCAAATTTATTGTTGTTAGATAGAACGGATAGTGGTGGTTCTCATGCTAACTCTAGGGTTTTACATCAAGATGATACTAATTCTTATGGAGATAATTTTGTATTAGACGGAACAGATAGTTCATCTACGGATGCAGGGAGCAACTTTGTTTCAGAAGATGTTCTTAGTGGTGAAATAACAATTGAAGAAATAGTTCGTACTCCTCTCCTTGTTCAAGAAGGCAGAGGATTGGGAGATAATATTGTTACAGAATATTTTCAAATGGAAAATTCTGATCCCAATATGGGAGAGGGTGATCTTGTTTTAGAAACTCATTTTGAAGGTATATTTTTAGATGGATCTGATAGCAGTGGTAGTGATACAGAAAATTATTTACTATTAGAAACTGGATTTATAATTGTGACGGAAGATTCTATTGCTGGTAATAATATGTTGATAGAAACGAACACCTCTCCACAACGTAGTGGAAAATTCTTGTTGGATAGTCAATTATTACAAGCAGAAAGTGGATCTACAATACCAGAAGTTAATTTTACATCTGGAACTAATTTTGTACATTTTACCAGACCAGCAACGATAAAAACGAGAACTCATGGTCACGTTGCATTACAAGATGAACGAGAAACGGTAGAATTTGTATTAAATGGAACTGATGGTAGTAGTACAAATGCTGGTGATAATATAATATTAAATCAAACTATTTCTACTGGTCGGGATGCTGGAGATAAGATACTTTCAGAAGAAGGTACTAAAGCAATTCTAGATCAACATAATCCAGGTCTAGTAGTATTTGATCAAGTGGATGCATCAGGTACTATGGCAGGGGGTAAGATTGATTTTGAAATTGGTACATATTTATCCTTGGTAGGACAATCAACACCACAAGTTGTTGCTGGTTTCAGTCCTAACTTTGACAGTTCAAATTCCTCTTGGGATACAACACAACAAACATTTGATGAAACGGTATAGGATACTGATTTTAAACTTATAAATAAAACAAATAAGGAGTAATTATGGCACTACAAAGTATAGACTTGGGTTCCGAAGCCAATGACGGCACTGGTGATAATCTACGTGATGGTGGAGACAAAATTAATGATAATTTCCTAGAAATTTATACTAAATTTGGTGATGCAACTGATCTTTGCAGTGGCATCAGTGCTACTGCTTCAGTAGTTACTCTCACTGCTCCAACAATTACAGGTGTGGTAGGTGGAACACAAACTTCTGCAACAATTACAACTCTTGCAACAACCACAGTAAACGGAACTACTGGTAATTTTGGTACAGCAACATTAGCTGCTGGATCACTTACGGATAGTTCTGGTGCTATTAGTTTTGGGAATGAAAATTTAACTGGTACTGGAACTCTTTCTATTGGTGCTATAACCACAGATGCAGTTATGAATATAAATACTGCTGTGTCCAGTGGTACGGTTGATCTCTTTCTAGTAGAAGGGACAGCAAACGATTTTGAAACTACTTTTGACGTTACAGATCCGACAGCTGATCGTACTATCACTTTTGAGGATGCTACAGGGACAGTTGTAAGTACAGGTAGTTCCCGACTTGTTACAGGGGCAATGATTGCGGTGGATACTGTTGGTGAAGTAAATATGGCAGATGATGCTATAGGTTCAGATCAATTAAAAACTCTGGTTACTCTATTAATTAAAAACTCAGGTGGATCAACATTAAAAACCATTTACGGAGCTGGTGCATAAATAAGGTAGGGAAAAGAAATGTCAGCAATAATTACAGAAAAATTTAGGGTTCACAATGCGACACAATTTTATGAGTCGTTTAGTGAATCGGCAAAAAACACATATTATCTTTTTATAGGTAAATCTAATTCATATACCACAGGAACGACAGGTGGAACTGATGCTTCACCTCCAACTCCCGCCGATGATGTTGGTTCAGAGTTCTATTATTGGGATGATATGCTAGCTGCTAAATTAATTTCATCAAGTGATGTTACTTATGCAATTCCTCGTAGAGATTTTGCTAATGGTACAATATATGATATGTATGAACATAATATTAGTTCTTCTAATACTACTACTTCTGGTGCTACGAATATTTATGATTCCTCATTTTATTTTATGACAGATGCTTATCGGGTATATAAGGTACTTGATAATAATGGAGGAACAGCATGGTCAGGAGCAGCCCCTACTGCTACTGGAAATGATCCTTTTGCTTCTGGGGGATATGTGATACAGTATATGTACACTCTTACTTCGGCTGAAGTAGAAAAATTTCTTACTACAGATTTTCAACCAGCATCTACAGATACTACAGTGAGTGCGGCCGCAACAGATGGGGCAATAGATTCCGTTATAGTTACTTCTGGTGGTTCTGGACAAAGTGATGGCACGTATTACGCTGCTGTTTATGGTGACGGCACAAGTCAAGGAACTTCTTCTGGTGCTATTGTTAGTATCGTTGTTAGTAGTGGTGTAATTGTTTCTTATGGATTAACTGCTGGAACAGATACAACTATCCATGCAGCTGGTTCTGGTTATACATTTGGAACGGTTGTACTTACTGCTGGTTACACTTTTTCTGATACGGGATTATCATCCGCTGCAAACTTAGGTGGAACAGAAGGAACGATCTCTGTGATTATTGGTCCTAAAGGTGGGCATGGATATGATGCCATAGAGGAACTTGGTGGACATTATGTAATGATGAATACTACTTTAACTCAGGCAGAAGGTGATGATATTACGGTTGCTAATGATTTTCGTAGAGTTGGTCTTGTAGTAGACCCTTATGATTTTGGGACTACTACTATTGCAACAGAATCTACTCGTAGGCAAACAAAGGCATTACATCTAACATCTGTATCAGGATCGTTTGATGGAGATGAAAAGATCTCTCAGGCAACTACTGGTGCTATAGGTAAAGTTGTAGAATGGGATTCTTCTCTCAATATTCTTTACTATACACAAGAGAGATTTGGAGATTATGGTACTTCTACAACTACTGGATCTCAAGTTGCATTTAGTGGAGCAAATGTTGTAACTGGTGCAACTTCTTCTGCAACAGGCACCCCTGATTCTACTTCTGACTCAGCAGTGACCCTCTCTGGTGGTAATTCAATAACCTTTACTGATGGATATGCAAATTCGGAATTACAAGCAGATAGTGGAGAGATAATTTATATAGAAAATAGAAAACCAATAAGTCGATCATCTGATCAGACAGAGGATATTAAACTCATAGTGGAATTTTAAAACATGGCACAAAAAACAAATTTAAATGTCGCTCCATATTTTGACGATTTTGATTCTACAGATAATTTTCAACAGGTATTGTTTAGACCTGGATTTGCTGTTCAGGCAAGAGAATTAACACAACTACAAAGTTTGTTACAGAATCAAATGGAGCATCAGGGTAGACACCTTTTTAAAGAAGGTGCTATGATAATTCCTGGTCAAATAAGTTTACAACCACAACTCGCATTTGTAAAATTAGAAAATTCATTTTCTTCAGAAACTATAAAACTTGCTCAATATTTAAATACCGCAACCCCCGTAACTTTAACTGGTGCAACAACTGGAGTTAAAGCAAAGGTTCATTTTATCGTAGAACCTACCACTGAAGATCCTCCAGTATTGTATGTCCAATACATTGCTTCAGGTACAGATAATACTACTCTTGTTTTTGCTAATGGAGAAAATCTTTCTGCCGATGTAGGTATTACACACACAACTTCTTATTCCTCTGGTGTTGCTTCTGCTACTACTGCATCGACAGATGCTACAGGGGTAGGTAGTGGATCAAATATTCAAGCAGGGGTTTATTATATAAGAGGGCAGTTTGTAGAAGTAGAAGAAGAGACATTAGTTTTATCAAAATTTGATCAACGATTTTCTGGGAGAGTTGGTCTTAAAATTACTGAAACTCTTGTAACACCTGAAGTAGATTCTTCTCTTACAGATAATTCTCAGGGGTCTTCAAACTTCGCCGCAAAGGGTGCTCATAGACTTAAAATTTCATGTGCCTTGGCAACTCTTTCGGAAACATCTACTGCTGATGAAGATTTTGTTGAGTTGATGAGAGTAAGAAAAGGTTTTGTATTATCCCAAGTTCGAGATACAGAATTTGGAACGATAGAAGATACCTTTGCTCGTAGAACCTTTGATGAATCTGGTGACTACTCAGTCAGACCTTTTCAATTTGAACTAAGAGAATGTGTTACGGTGAATGAGAATGAAGGTGTATTTGCCGTTGATGAAACAACTGAGGATGACAATACGGCATCAAGTTCTTTACTTTCACTCAAAGTATCTCCTGGTAAAGTATATGTTAAAGGATATGAACTAGAAAAAATTTCTCCTGTCTTGAAAGATATAAACAAGGCAAGAGACTTTAATACTGTGAATGCTGGAATTACTTCTTTTGATGTTGGTAATTTTGTTAATATTAATAATGTGTATGGTAGTCCTGATATTTCAGCAATTACTAATGAAGCAACTGCATATAAACAGATATCTCTTTTTGACACACCAACGATAACAAGGGGGTCTTCTGCTGGAACTAGAATTGGTATTGGTCGAGCAAGGACTATGGAATTTAGTAGTGGTACTGTGGGCCTAGAAGAAACAATATATAAACTATTTCTTTTTGATATACGGCCATTTACATTCTTGACATTAAGTGGAACTCCTAGTGCTACTCTTACTGCTAATCATTCAGACGGTGGTGTTCAGGTAACGGGAAACACTTCAGGGGCAACGGGATTTGTATTTGCAGATGGTACTAGTGGCACTCAGGTTATACTAACAAATGTTGCTGGCAATTTTGTGTCTGGAGAAAATATTAAGGCATCTGATTCGGCCGAATCAGACTTGATTGTTGAGAATTCGGGTAATACAGATTTAACAATAGTCTCTATTAAACTAAGTTCATTTTCAGAAGTAAGACAAGTCTTTATGGCCGATGATGATACAGGAGAAAATTTCTCTGCCGATATAGCATTATCTACTATTAATACTGATGCTTCCTTTTTACTTTTGGATGGAACAGATTCAACATCTGCAAATGCTGAAGATAATTTAAGAATGGAGGATGGAACTACTACAACGACTAGTAATGGTGATCATACTTCTATAGAATTGGGTGCCTCTGCTGGAACTGGTTCGTCAAAATTAGTAGCAAAACTACAGGAAGCAGAAAAAAATATTTCTCTATTTAAAGCAATAAAGAAAACAGTTAAGACACATTTGACAACTACCAATAATGGGGTAAGTGATACTCAGTTTCAAGTTAGACGGCAATATGTGGTAAGTGGCAGTGCCGTTGGTGTAGTTACTATAAGTGGTGAAACAGGAGAGACATTCTTATCGCATAGTGAAGCAAATTATACGATGACAATTCTTTCTGCTGGTGGTGCTGGTTCTGGACAACAGGGAGATGTTGTTAGTTGTGGTACTGGATTTTCAGGTGGTGGTACATCAACCGTAACAATTACTAATGCAGGAGTTCTTGGTAATGGTGCCAAGGTTAAAATAATTGCCACATTATTAAAAACAGGTGTTACTGCTAAATCTAAAACTTGTACTTTAATGAAACAGGTTAAGGTAGATACTGGTGCGACTGATGCATATGGAACAAGACCTACAGACAAAACAATATCTCTAGGAAGAGCAGATTCCTTTAAACTTGTTGGTGTGTATGATTCGGAAGATACTTCAGCTGATGCGGCCGCACCAACATTAACATTAAGTGCAACTACTGGGGTATTTACTAAGGGTGAAGTAATAACAGGTGGAACCTCTGGTGCCAAGGGAAGGATTATTAATAATACTAGTCCTATAAGTTTTGTCCGATCAGGTTTAAAAGATTTTGCTATATCAGATACTATAACTGGATCTTCTACTGGTGCAACTGGAACGGTTTCTGCTGTGACAGAAGGAAGTACTGTTGTTACTAACAGGTATCTTCTTGATACTGGTCAGAGAGATAACTTTTATGATATTTCTAGAATAGTAAGAAAATCTGGATCAGAGAAACCTCTAGGAAGACTTCTTATAGTGCATGATTATATGGAACATGGTGCTGGAGAATGTTTTACTGTTGATTCTTATGTAGATGTAGCAGATCAAATGAATTTTGAAGATATACCAACATACACTGCTACAAAGGTTGATCCTGACAATCCAGCTCCAACAGGCGAATATCCTTTGTATGATGCATATGATTTTAGACCTAGAGTAGAAGATATTGCTGGTGCTTCAAGTTCTGGAGAAGTCGTGGACGAAATAACAGGAAACTCTTTTGATTATTTCCACAGACAATTTGATGGTACTGGTTCGTCTACAACAAATTTTCCAAATCCTGGGGCAAACATTCAAAGTGATTTTGAATATTTTCTGCCAAAGTGGGTATTAGTCCATATTAATAGACAAGGTGAATTTGTTATTACAGAGGGAGAATCTGATGAGCAACCTGTGGTGCCAAAAGAACCTGATGGTATGATGAAATTGGGTACATTATATTTACCAGCATTTACTTTTAAACCACAAGATGTATCTGTTAGAAGACAAAAAAATCAACGGTATACTATGAAAGATATTGGTAGACTTGAAGATCGTATTGATAATGTAGAATATTATACAGCACTCTCTCTTTTAGAACGAGATGCAGAAAGTTTTGAAATTCAAGACTCTAATGGCCTTAACAGATTTAAATCTGGATTTGTAGTAGATAATTTTTCTGGACATCGTGTTGGTGATACTCAGCACGTTGATTATAAAAATGCTATTGATTTTGAAAAGAAAGAATTAAGACCAAAACATCAAATGAAGGGTATTTCTTTAATAGAAACTGCTACGACAGATGCAGAACGTGCTGGTGTTGGATATCAAAAAACTGGTGATCTTATTACATTACCTTATACGGAAGTAACATCTGAAAATCAACCATTTGCCTCTAGGGTAGAAAGAATAACTCCTGTTCTTATTTCGAATTGGAGAGGGACTATTGAGTTAACTCCGTCTAGTGATGAATGGTTTGAAACTGAAGTTGCTCCTGATCTTATTATTAATGTTGAAGGAAACTTTGATACTTTCTTTGAGGCAAACCAAAGTCAAATTGGTACTGTATGGAATGCTTGGCAAACTCAATGGAGCGGTGTAGTATCTACCAGAGTTATAGCCAATCCTGGTCGGCAAACAAGAACAATTACAACTAGTAGAACTGATTTAGTAAGAACAGGTATTAGAACAGATGTTGTAGAAAGAGTTGATTTTGAATCTCAAGGAACAAAGGTAATTGCTAGGGCAGTTATTCCTTATATTCGGTCTAGAAATGTTAAATTTGTGGGACAAGGATTTTATCCTAATACAAGAGTTTTTGCATTTTTTGATAAAAGAGCAATAAGTGAATTTTGCACTCCTGATGCTGGATTTTCTGTTGCGGAAGAAACTATAGTACAAGGAAGTCCTATGGTTACATCTGCTAGTGGTAAGGTGAGTGGAACTTTTGTAATTCCTGATCCTTTGGTTGCTGGAAATATAATATGGCAAGCAGGAGAACTACAATTTAGACTGACCTCTAGTGAAACGAATATTACTACCGTTGACCCTGTTACTGCTGGTCAAGCAATATATTATGCGAAAGGTATTTTAGAAACAGAACAGGAATCTATTCTTGCTATTAGAAATGCTGAAATACAAGTACGTGGTGTTAATGAAACATCATCAACATCTTCTAGTTCTGTTAGATTATCTCCCCCAAGAAACTTTGGTGGTGGTGGAGGTGAATCAGGCAATGAACCTCTTGGCAGCCCAGACACCTCCACAGTGTCGCAGAATGATACAACATCCCCAGGCGGTACGGAAGATGAAACAGATACTGGCCAATTTGCTGGATACGACGATCCTCTCGCACAAACCTTCTTTATAGAAGAGAGTTCTAGTGATGGAGAAGCTGGACTATTCCTTACTAGTCTTGATCTTTTTCATGCAGAAAAAGATGATAATCTTCCTGTTACTGTAGAGATTAGAAATGTTATTAATGGACATCCTGGACCAAAGGTTCTTCCTTTTGGTAGGGTTGTAAAAGAAACATCAGATATTAATGTTTCAGATGATGCATCTACAGCAACGACATATACTTTTCCTTCACCTGTTTATGTTCAAGGTGGACATGAATATTGTATTGTTGTTATAGCATCCACACCTACACATAAGGTATGGATCTCTCGTATGGGGGAAACAGACATTGGTGGAACAAGGACTATTTCAGAACAACCACATACAGGTGTATTATTTAAAGGTCATAACAACAGAACTTTTGCTCCTTCTTTAAGAGAAGATTTAAAGTTTACTTTAAGAAAAGCTGAGTTTACGATAGGAACTGTTGGTGTTGTTACTTTGAAGAATGATGCCGTGCCTACCAAAACACTGGCAGGAAATCCATTAATTTTTACAAACAGTAGCACAATTTTACGTGTTAAACATCCAAATCACCATATGCATTCTACGGCAAATAATGTAACAATAAGTGGAGTGAAATCTGGTGCTACTACAACACTTAATGGTGCAATTACAGCAGCTCAAACAACTTTAACACTTACTTTGGAAACAAACTTTGATGACACTTCTGGCAAATTTTCTCAAGATGCTAGTAGTGAATGGTATATTAAAATTGATGATGAAATTATGAAATATAATGCCATCAGTACGACTGCTGTGTCTGGTATTACTAGAGCACAAGATAGTACTACCGCTGCAGCTCATGCTGATGGTGCAACTGTAGAACTTTATATGTTGCATAAGGTTCCATTTACTGAGATTAATAAGACACATACTGCGATTGCTAATATCGGGATGGATTATTATACTATTGTTCTTTCAAGCACACCAGTAATTGCTGGTGGGTCTGATACAGCAGAAAATGGTGGAACCTCTGTAGTTGTAACAGAAAATGCAATTTATAATACTGGTATGACAATGATTTCTACAATGAAAATGAATAATACAGATATTAAAGCACAGATACAATCTACTACTGGAACAAGTCCATCAGGTGCTGAAACTTCGTTTATAGAAACATCCGTATCAAATGCAACAAGCATTCCTATAGGAGAAAATGTATATTTTGATGAAACACAAATGGTGTGCTCTGCTATTAATGAATCAAATGAATTATCTGGATCTCCATCATTACAAATACCATTAACATTAGCTTCAACAAGAGTCAATTTATCTCCTGTAATTGATACAGAAAGAGCATCGTGGATTGCGGTTGCCAATAGATTGGATAATATAGATTCATCTTCTGATGTCTTTCCAACCACAGATTTTGTTGCGGTGACTGATCCTGAAGGTGACAACAATGCAGCGATTTATATGACAAAGAAAGTTACTCTTGAAAATCCTGCAACTGCTTTGAGAGTTTTCTTTGCTGGTTATCGACATAGTTCTGCTGAGATTAAAGTTTTATTTAAGACATTAAGAACGGACGATGCTTCTGATTTTGATGATTTAGGATGGACATATTTTAATACTACAGGGACTACTGATACACCAACAAATACTTCTCTGACAGTCGATGATTTTCAGCAATATGAATATACTGCTGGTGTGAAGGATGATGGAACAGAAACAGCATTAGATGAATTTATATCCTTCTCTATTAAAATTGTTATGCAGGGAACAAATTCATCAGAACCTCCAAGAATTAAAGACTTGAGATGTATAGCACTGGCAACATAAATGAAAGAAGGACAATTTTTACAAGTAGAAGATAACGCAGATTTGATACGAGATACACAATCAAATGCGATTGTCAATCGAAATCATAATGCCTATGCTAGAGCAAAACGCAGGGTCGATGACGCACAACGTCAAAGAGATGAAATTCGTGATGCAACAAGGGAGATAAATAGTTTAAAATCTGAGATGCATGAAATTAAGAACTTACTTGTTAAACTAGTGGAGTGAATAAATGGCAATTACTGCGAGTAATATAACTTCTGGACAAACATTAGAAGAGTTTAGACTAGAATTTAATAAATTAATATCAGATGTTAATGATATTAAAGATAATTCTTCCTTCACAAGTTCCCTCGTTTTTGAAGGTTCTTCTGCTGATGATTTTGAATCCACGTGGACGCAAACAAACCCTACTGCTGATCGCACTATCACGTTTCCTGATGAAACTGGGACAGTTCTAACTTCAGGTTCGACTGTTACTGGCACCACCGTTGTTGTTACAGACAATGAATCTACAAATGAAAATAATGCAATTGTATTTGTTGCTGATGCTGACTTAGATGGTGGTACTGTCTCTCTTGAATCAGATGGTGATCTAACTTATAATCCTAGTTCTGGAACAGTGGCCGCAACCATATTCTCTGGTGCATTGTCTGGTAATGCTACGACTGCTACTGCACTAGCAAGTGCTAGAACTATTGCATCCACAGGAGATGTAACATGGACTTCTGCATCCTTTGATGGTAGTGGTAATGTTACAGGAATAGCTGCAATTGGTACTGGTGTTATTATTAATGCTGATGTTAAATCAGATGCCGCCATTGCAATGTCAAAGACTGCCCTTGTGGATGGAACTGGACTTACTCTTTCAACGAATACACTTAGTGTCGATGCCGCTCAAAGTCAAATTACTTCTGTCGGCACACTAACAGGTTTGGTTATTGCTGATGATGGTAATATAGGTTCTGCATCCGATACAGATTCTATAGCAATAGATGCTACTGGTAACGTAACTGTTTCTCAAAACTTACTTGTATCTGGAACTCTTGAAGTTCAAGGTGCAACAACAACTATTTCCTCTACTAACTCTGTTATTGCCGATAGTCTTATAGAATTAAACACAGGCGCATCCAGTAATGCAAATGACTTAGGGTTTATTTTTGAACGTGGTTCTACTGGAAATAACGCTGCTTTTGTATGGGTAGAGGCATCTGATAAATTTAAATTAGGAACAACAACTGCTATAGGAACAGCAACTGGATCACTTACAGTTGCAACAGGAACATTAATTTCTAACCTAGAAGGTGATGTTACAGGTGCTTTAACTGGTAATGCTGACACGGCAACCCAATTTACTTCATCTGCTAACGACAGTGCGAATGAAACTGTTTATCCTGTTTTTGTGGATGGGCAAACAGGAGCACAAGATGCTGAAACTGATGTTGGATTAACATACAATCCAAGTACTGGAATAATAACTTCGACAGGATATACTGGTACACTTCAGACCGCTGCTCAAGCAAACATCACTTCCGTAGGCACATTAACAGGATTGACTATTGCTGATGCTGGAAACATAGGTTCTGCTTCTGATACTGATGCTATGGCAATTAGTTCTGGTGGTATAGTATCCTTTAGTCAGGGAATAGAACCAGCAGATTATGTACATCTAACTGGTGATGAGAAAGAACTAAGATGGTATAATGGTTCTAATTATGTTGGTTTCGCTGCTAGTACCTCACTTGCTGGAAATCAGATTTGGAAATTACCAACTGCTGATGGATCATCTGCTGGTGATGCATTAGTTACTGATGGCAATGGTGTTCTATCATTTTCTGGTGTTGTTGGTTCTAATGCTGGAACATTTACTGTAGCAGATGAATCTTCTGATACAACATGTTTTCCTGTATTTGTAACAGGTGCTACTGGTAATTTATCGGCAAAGTCCGCTGCTGGTCTTACGTTTAATTCTGCTACTGATACTCTTACTGCAACAGCATTTGCAGGACCACTTACAGGTAATGTAACTGGAAACGCAAGTGGCACCGCCGCAACTGTTACTGGTGCTACTCAATCTGCTATTACTGCCGTAGGAACCCTTACCAGTGTGGTTGTTGCTGATGATGGAAATATAGGTTCTGCCTCAGACTTAGATGCAATGGCAATTGCTTCTGATGGTAAGGTTACATTTTCACAACAGGCAACCTTTACAGGTGGATTGAAGATTGCAGACGGAGGTAATGTTGGTGCCAACTCTGATACGGATGCGATTGCAATTTCTGCTGGTGGTTTAGTTACCTTCTCACAAGATGTCCAAGTTGAAGATGACATCATTATGGATTCAGATGGTGCAATACTTTCTATGGGAGAGAGTAATGAGATACAAGTTATACATGAACTTAATTCAGGAATTTTAGTAAAACATAATGCAACTGGTGATGGTAGCACTGTAAGACTTACATTAGAAACTGGTGAAGAAAATATCGAATTGGACGATGTTATTGGTTCTTTACAATATAGAGCACCAGCAGAAACAACTGGAACAGACGCAAACTTAGTTACCGCTGCTATCGAAGCAATTTCAGAGGGTGACTTTAGTGCATCAAATAATGCAACTAAATTAAGTTTCATGACAGGTGTATCAGAAGCGGCATCTGAAGCAATGTCTCTTAGTTCTACAGGTAAAATGGTCTTTCCTAATAAGCAGGGTGGAGATAATATCCTGTTAAATGGAACAGATTCTAGTAGTTCTAATGCTGGTGATGATGTGGTTTTGAATGGAACAGATGGTTCCTCTACTAATGCCGATAGTAATATTCTTGTGGAAGAAGCAGAGGTCATAACAACCCAAACAGATTATAACGATATACATAGAATAATGGGGCATATGGATAATACAGCAAAACATATGTTTCCTAATAAACTTAATCTATGTAACTCTTCTGGTGCAGTTCTTTGGACATATCATACTGCTGGTACACAAGAAGGGGTTACGACATAATGGCTGTAAGAAAACCCATATACATTGACAGCAGTAATAACCTGATAGAAATGACCACTGCCGAGGTATTGGAGTGGACAGAACAGGTGTGCTTTCTGTATGGTTCTAGTCCTTCTGTTACTCTCACTGTTGTGGGTAGTTCAGGAAGTTTGGCTTCTTTAGATGATACTAGATTGGCGGCAGGAGCAACTTCACAGTCGGCATCAGCATTTCCTAATGAGGCAACCACAGCAGAACCTACTACAGTAACAGTAACTTATGACAAGGTAACTAAGACAAATGCCAGTGTGTCTCCGACAGTTGATACTGGAACCACGTGGCCAGTATATATTAATGGTGATAACGATTTACAGGCAATGTCTCTTACAGATATTAAAGATACGTTTCTTCATCCTGCAATTGACCTATTAGTTTCTGGATCGGAGTCTGCTACAACTGCTGGAACGTATACGGTGACTACTTCTGCGACTCCAGCGTCTAATTATACTAATGTAGGTAGTGGTGTGGCAATTTTTGCAGACACAAGGGCAGATACCTCTCTATATTCCGCTGCTGGTATCCCAGAGACACTTGATCAACCAACAACAATAACAAGTTATTTTTTACATATAAGAACTGGAACAGATACAGCACCAGCACGTGATCCAGTATTTATTACTGGTTCTAATGATATACAAACATTTACAGAGGGAACAATTGATGGTTTGCTTACAGAGTGGATACGAGAAACAGCATCTGAATCTACTGATGGATATCAAATAACTTACACTATAGCAACTTCTGGTGGTAATACTAGAGGAACAGCAATGGTGGATACTAAATTAGATGGTGCTGGTGTGCATAGGACTTTACAGTCGGGTGATGATTATCGTGCTCAAGAACATCCTAATGGTTCTGCACAAACAATTACTACGACTGCATTGCGTATAAATAAAGCATAGGAGAATAAAGAATGGCTGCTTTTACTGGTAATATAATAAATGCATACTACACTAATAGTGAACGTGATACCGTATGCGTAATGTGGGGTGACGGTAAAGTTGCACGTGAGCATTATCTTATGGTCGATGAAGAGGATGATCAGTTTCAAGAATTACTGGGTGAGTGGTCTTACGATAGTTTAGATGAATCGACAAAAGTATATGTAGAAAATGCAAGAAATGAATTTCACCAAGCATTTGAACGATATGCAAAGGAACGAAATTTATATGGATACACTGAAGATGGCGGTACTCCTGAAGATAAAGAAAAAGAAGAAATTATTCTATTAAACATTGAAGATTTAATTTTTAATTTCGATCCCGAAGATAATGAGCAGAAAGAAGAATTGTTTAAATTAAAATTAAAATTCTTTGATCGTGATGAAGTAAAATCTAGTAAGAAAAGAAAAGCAAAAACTGATTTAAGAAAAGCAGAATCACCTTTGGAGGCTATAGTTTTATACAATTCTTTCGTAAAATAATATGAATTCATTATATACAATATTATGTGTTAAGTGGGGTGATAAGTATGACTCTGATTACATTCTTAATTTAAAAGAACAAGTTGATCGTAATTTAGATTTGCCTTATAATTTCTACTGTCTGACAGACAATCCCGAAACAGAATATGACATACAACTTCCAACTGATTGGGATCAATACTATGATCCTGAGAAGAATTTCTTTTGGGCATATCGTAAATGTTATATGTTTAATGAAAATTTATTTCCTGAAATGGACGGCACACAGTTTTTATACCTAGATCTTGATATCCTTATCCATCAAGATTTAAAATATTTTTTTAAATTAAATATGCAAAAACCTTATATTGTTAAGGGTTGGTGGAATGATATTAATACGTGTAGAAAGAATTTTGGTCAAATAAAATCTACTCCCTTAAATTCTTCTGTTATTAGATGGAATAGAGGGCAAATGCGAGGGGTATATAACTTTATTGAAGAACATCCAGAAATTATATTTTTTACTTACAAAACCATAGATAATTATTTTAATCATAATTTTTATAAAATATGGGACGAAAAGGTTTCCTTTTTCAATCCTTTTCCGAAAGGAGATATATATTCTTGGTATAAGGGAAATATTTTCCCAGATGATATGGAGCTTAAAAAAATCAGAGAAGATCATAAAATTTGTTTATTTAATAATAGCACGAAGGAAACATATGAAGATATGTTTGAGATAGAAGAATTGAGAAAACTTTGGTAGTCGATCATATTATATATACTCCTGAAACAACAAATAATTGGACAAATGCACATAATCAGACTCAAAAAGAAAGACCTTGGGCATATCCTAGACTTGTGGATTCTATGAATTCATCTCAACTTGAAGGTAAGTTATGGTTGGGAGATGAGATGAAAAAATTGGAAATTAAACCAAAGAAAGTTGCATTATTAGGAGGTTGGTATGCACATTATTTGACTTCTATTTTAATAGAATATTTAGATGTTGAATTAGTAATGAATTTTGAAATAGATGAAGATGCTCATTTTGTTAGTTTTAAATTTAATAGACGGTATAAGGATGCAGGAAAATATAGATCAATGCGAAAAAATATAATGTTTAATGCATTAATGCCCACCAAAGCACTTGAGGATGGAGAAGATCCTTATGATGTAATAGTGAATACTTCTTGTGAACATATGTTTCCTATGTGGAAATTTAGAGAAATAAATTATAACTTAGAAGATCCTTTATATGTTTTACAATCTACAAATCAAAAGGAATATTGTGAAGATCATATAAACACAGTAGAAAGTGAAGAAGAATTAATAGATCAAGCAAGACTTCTAGATGTTTGGTATACTGGTAGAAAAGTTTTACAAAATGGATTTACTCGATTTATGGTGATAGGTAAATGAATGTAGTAGAATGGTGCAGGGCAAATGATATATGGTATCTCAAGATAGATTTAGAAATACCAGAAGCATGTATTAAAGAAGCACAACAGGTATATGATGAAGGTTTTTTTGTAGACCATCGTTACGGTGTTGGAGATGGTTGGTGCTCTTCTGCACTACATGGTTTTGTTGAGAAGGGTAAGGATATTGCTGGAGGGTGGCATCACACCAAAAATCCCTCTGCTTATAATTTAGAAGAAGAAGATGTTGATTGGGGATGGACAGAATTACAAGAAATTTGTCCAGAGACTAAAAAATGGTTAGAAGACTTCCCCCACAAACAATATAGAAGATGTAGATTTATGTTATTGAAACCAGAAGGTTCAATAGAAAAACATAATGATTCCAATCAAAAAAGAACTGACGAAGGTAGAAAACGTAACATTTCTTCTGCAATTAACCTTGCGTTCTATCAACCAGATAATTGTTACCTAAGACGATCTTCTACAAAAGAAGAACTTCCTTTTGAAAATTGTACAGGGTTTTGGTTTGATAATGGAGTTAATCACGAAGCATATAATTCATCAAATGAAAATAGATTTCACTTTATAATACATGGTGGTAGTAATAAAGAAAGAGAATTTCTAATGAAAAGGTCGGTTGCTAAACAATTTGGATTGGATGCGTTGAAAGAAATTGATGGATAGTTTTGAAGAATTTAAAACTTTTATTAGCTTAAAGTCCTTTATACTCCCTGTTAAGACTAAAAAATTACTATATTTAGTTACATATCCAGATAAACTTGAATGGGACTATGGTGTAGAAAAACAAACGCAGATGACGTATCTACAAATGTCTGGTGGAGGTACTGGTGCTGGAACTGGGCATTATATTAAATTATGTAAACAAAGTGAAGTTTCTAACCTTTTAAAAAAAGAAACAGAAACTACACATGTGATGATATGTTCTGTAGGGATGCTTTTTGTTGTAATAGAAATGGCAAAAGGCAAACCTGATACCCCTATTACAGATTTTG